CGGCGCAGAAGGCGGTCGATCCGCCGATGCTGTTGCCGGAGGACGGTGCGTTGACTGGCTTCGATCTCACCGCTGGCGCCCTCAACTACGGGGGCATCAGCGACGATGGCAAGCAGATGGCGATGGCGCTGCAGCTTGGCGCCAACTTCGACATCGGCAAACAAGGCATCCAGGAAACCCGCGAACTTCTGAATGACGGTTTCTTCATCAACCTGTTCCAGATCCTGGTGCAGGACCATGACATGACGGCCACGGAGGCCATGCTGCGCGCGCAGGAAAAGGGACAGCTGCTCGCCCCCACGTTTGGCCGCCAGCAGGCCGAATTTCTAAACCCAATCACGCGTCGAGAACTGGATTTGCTTTATGCCGTGCCAGGGCTTATGGAAACGCTGGTCGGTCCGATGCCGCCTGAACTGTTGCAAGCCGGTGGCGTCTACAACACTGAGTTCGATTCGCCCTTGAACCGTATGCAGCGTGCCGGTGACGTGGTGGCCTTCGGGCAAACCTTCCAGGCGCTGGCCCCCATCGCCCAAGCTGATCCAACTGTCCTACAGGTATTCGACTTCGAGAAGGTTGCCGCAGGCGTTGCCAAGATCAACGGTGTGCCCCCGGAATGGATGCGTAGCGCGGAGGAACTGGCGCAGATGAAGCAGCAGCAGGCCAGTCAGGCGCAGATGCAGTCCATCCTGCAGGCTGCTCCGGTCGCTGCTTCAGCCGCTAAGGATATGGCCCAAGCGCAGGCCACCGCACAGAGCCAGCCGCAGCCCGTCACCGCTGGTGCGCCGTAATGGCCTGGACCAATCTCCGAGAAGTGGCTCAGAAGCTCTTTGCGCGGCGTGAGGCGTATCGTGCGCTGTTCATGGGTCCCGATGGCAAGCTATCGCCGTATGGCAAGAAGGTGCTGGATGACCTCGCCAAGTTCTGCCGCGTGGATCGCTCCACGGCCACAGTGTCTCCGGTAAACCGCACGATCGATCCCTATGCGATGGCGATCGCCGAGGGCAGGCGCGAAGTCTATTTACGCATTCTTTCATCCATGAACATGGATGTGACGCAGCTGATGAACATGTCCACACAAAACGAAATCCACGATGGGGGTGACCTATGAAGCGCAATCGATACATCTTTCTCGATCAAGCGAGTGGCGGCGATGGTGGTAGCGCGGGCAATGGTGCCGCAGGATCACCGCCACCCGCGACAGGTGGCGAAAGCTGGTATAGCGGGTTCAGTACCCCAGAGCTACGCGGGGTGGTGGAAAACAACGGCTGGAAATCGCCCGAGGATGCGGTCCGCAACTATGCCGAGCTCTCCAAAAAGCTTGGTGTCCCCAAGGATCGCCTGCTCACGCTGCCGGAGCGTAGCGATGACGCCGAGGGATGGAATTCGATCTACAGCCGCCTCGGGCGTCCGGAGAAGGCCGAAGATTACGGTCTGGAAAAGCTCAAGAACGCCGATCCGGCCTACGCTGGCATGATTGCCAAAGTAATGCACGAAGCTGGCGTCAGCAAGGCGCAAGCGACCAAGATTGTGGAGGCTCACTCCAAGTTCTTGGACGACTACCTCGCCAAACAGGAAGCGGATCGCAATACTAAGATCGAAGCCGATAAGGTGCAGCTCAAAGGCGAATGGGGCGACCAGTATCAGAGCACGATTGAGCGCGGCGGCATGGCGCTCAAAGAACTTTGGGGCGATCAGGCCGATGTGATTACAGCGGCGCTGCAGGAAAAGCTGGGATACCTCGGCGCGGCCAAGGCGATCGCCAAGCTGGCCGACAAGGCTGGAGAGGCAACTTTCCGCCAGAGTGGCGCCGGAACGGGTGGAAATAGTGGCATGGGTGGCATGTCACCGGATGGCGCCAAGGCGGAAATCCAACGCCTCAAGACCGATCGTGATTTCGTCCAGGCTTACATCAGTGGTGACTCGGTAGCCAGAGAGCGTATGACCAACTTGCAGAAGATTGCCTTCCCCGGTCTGCAACAGTCCTCCGGCGCGAGTTCGGGGCAGTAAGCCATGAGCAATAACAAGCCGCGTCAAGCAGACTTGACAAGAGAATTAACTCGCGATGAAATTCGCCTGGAACTGGTAACCGTGTGTTACCGGGCAGATCGGACGGCCACGCAGATCATCGCGATGGCCGCAGAGCTGGAACAGTACGTCATCAGCGGGCAGCCTCAGGCCGAGGTCCGCTGACACCGGGAAAGACCGGCGCATGCCTCCCGCGAGACGGGAGGTATGCCCAGGGTCCGCAAGGGCAGCCCAGGGCAAAGAACCTTCGTTCTTACCTTGGAGATAACGCCCATGAGCGTCAACCTTCCCAACTGGTACGTCAACCAGTATTCGACCAACATTGCGCTGCTCTCGCAGCAGATTCCTTCCCGCTTCTTGCGCACTGTCTCAACCGGCACCCATGTCGGTAAGCAGGCATCGCCCGTCGATCAGATCGCCGCGATTGCCGTGCTACCGGTGCAGTCCCGCTTTGCCCCGATGGGCCGCGTGGATGCACAGCTGACTCGTCGCTGGGTCTTGCCGCAGCCGGCACAATTGCCGCAGCTGATCGATTCGTTCGACTTGCTCGACATCATCACCGATCCGAAGTCGAAGTACGCCGCCAACTCCGTGGCCGCCTTCAACCGCTTCAAGGACGATTGCGTCATCCAGGGTTTCCAAGGCACCAACTACACCGGCCAGCAGGGCACCACCGGTGTCACGTTCGGCCAGGGTGTGACCACGACGGTTCCCGGTGCTACCGGCGCCACCGTCTCGGTCAACACGGGTGGTACCGCTTCGGGTATGAACGTGACCAAGCTGCGCACCGCCAAGTCCATGCTGCTGCAACAGGAAGTGGACATCGAAGTCGATGAGCTGTTCTGCGGCGTGTCGGCAATCGATCACAACTACCTGCTGAACGAGATCCAGATCGTCAGTGACGAGTACAACGGCACCTATGTGCTGAACAAGAAGGGCATGATCGAGTCCTTCCTGGGCTTCAACTTCATCCACTCCGAACGTATGGGCACCGGTACGGATGACCAGTCCGGTACGAGCCGTATCGTGATGGCCTGGGCGAAGTCCGGCCTGTATCTCGGCGTATGGCAGGACACGATGACCCGCATCAGCCAACGCGAAGACCTGGAAGGTATTCCGTGGCAGATCTACGAATGGGCCCAGTTCGGCGGTACGCGACTGGAAGAAGTCAAGTGCGTGTGGATCTGGTGCCGGTAATCGGCGCCAGTCCCTAACCTTTCGGAGATATCAGCCATGGCTGTCGTCAATCAGAACTCGAACGCGATTGCCGCGTTCATCACCAACACCCAGGTCAGCAGCTATACGACCTTGGGTGATCCACTGGAATCGGTTGGCTTTACGCCTGTCGCTACGACGGATTCCATCAACTCTACCTATCGTCTGGTGCGCATCAAGTCCAGTTGCCGTGTGGCATCGCTGTTCGTGGTCAACGATGCCTTGACCACCTCTGCGTACAACATCGGTCTGTACAACATCAACGGTGGTGCAGCCGTCAATGCCACGTTGTTCGGCTCAGCGATTTCACTGGCCACGGCGGGCCGTTCGGAATTGCTGACCGGTGCGATCACTGCGGCGAACATCGAAAAGCGTGTGTGGGAATTGCTGGGCCTAGCGAAGGATCCGTACGTCGATTACGACCTGGTTTTCACTACCACAACCGCTGCCACGGCCGCCGGCAACATCGGTGTTCGCTGCCAGCAGACCTATTGATCACCCACCGCTTGCCGGCCTCTCACGGGGCCGGCTCTTTTTCGGAGTAAGCCATGGCACAGCGAACCCTTTCCGCAACCATGATCGGCATGGCGGGTGATGTGGTCCTAGGCGCTGGTTCCAGCATCGGCTCCTATGCCGTGCAGGTCACGGTGGACACCACCAATGCCGACAGCAAGACTGCCGCGATCAAGGCCCTGCAGACCATCATGGACCGCTTGGTCATGACCAACTGGCCCGACATCACCGTTTAAGGAGTCCGTCATGGCGCTGGCCTCGCAGGTCGATATCTGCAACTACGCCATGACGATCCTTGGCGAGCAACCGATTACGTCGCTACTGGACAACACGC